TCTAACAGCTTATACGCAAGGCCCGTTCACCTATTACAAGCCTGGCGCTACAAGCGGCCCCGCTTATGATCCTGTTGTCGATCCTGAAACCGAGCATTCTGTGGATGGTGTGGCTAAAGGTGTTGAGCAAAAGTACATCAAGGACGGGTATATTAGCGGTTCTGATATTCAGATGACGCTCAAGTCTTTTGATGTGGCTCCTACCCTTGATGGTGAAATCTTAGTGAGCGGCAAGCGTCGCCAAATCATTGAAGTGCAGCAAATCCCAGCAGCCGGAACGGTTGTGGCATGGCGTTTGTTTGTGAAGGCGTAAATTATGGCGGCCTTGTTATCCATCCAAGCCACAGAAGAAGCTCGTATATTGCGGGCTTTTCGTGATTCCATCCAGTCAGTAAAAGATCAAGCAACCATTCAAGAAATTGTAAAATTGCTTGAGGTTGGAAATGTTGATGGTGTTATTGAGTTGCTACAACTTGATGAGGCTGTTTTTGAGCCACTTGAGGAAGCTATCAGGCAGGCATACAGAACGGGCGGTCTAACGGGTGTTGAGCAGATTGGAACAATACCGATTGAAGCAGGTACTATCACGCCTCGTTTCTCCATGACTTCACCAGAGGCGGCGCAATGGCTTTCTGCTCTATCCAGTACATTCATTGTTGAGATCACAAACGACCAGCGTGAAGCGGTTAGAACCACCTTAAACGCAGGGTTAGCCCTTGGTGATAATCCACGAACAACTGCCTTAGATTTAGTTGGTAGAATCAATCCACAAACTAAGAAGCGCGAAGGTGGATCAATTGGTCTAACCAATCAACAAACGCAATGGGCGATTAATGCGCGTGAAGAATTAGAAAACCTTGATGCTCGTTACTTTGATCGAAAGCTACGTGATAAGCGCCTAGATGCCCGAATCAGACGAGCTATTGAGAATGACGAGCCACTAGATCAAGCAACCATTGACGCGGCTGTTACGCGCTTACAACAGCGTGTTCTAAAGTATCGCGGGGATAACATTGCAAGAACTGAAAGCCTTAATGCGTTGCGTTCTGGGCAGTTTGAAGCGATTAGGCAAGCGGCTGTTCGTGGTGGCGTTGATCCTTCCAATGTGATGAAGGCCTGGGATGCTACAAACGACTCAAGAACACGAATAGAACATAATGTAATGGAGCGTGACTTTGGAAATAAAAATCCTATTCCGTTTAATCAACCGTTTGTTTCGCCAACTGGCAACATGGTTATGTACCCAGGTGATACAAGCATGGGGGCTGATGCTTCATTCGTTATCAACTGTCGTTGTCGAGCTGAATACACAATTGATTTTCTCGGCAAGCAAAAGAAGATTGAGGGTTTTAGCTAATGAGCAAGGCTTTTGCTGATCAGGTTGGCGCTTTCGTTGCAAAGTCTAATGAAAGAATGGAGGCTGTTTATAAACAGTCTATTCAAGATACTATCAGTGAAGCTCAACAAGAACGAGGTAAAGGCGGGAATATGCCAGTTGACACTGGATTCTTACGGGCTACGGGTGATGCAGCGCTAAACAAGCTACCAAGCGGTGAAACCCTGCCGACGGGTGAGGGTGCGTATAAATGGAGTCCAACAGCTTCTTTGATTATAATTAACCAAGCGAAATTGGGTGATTCTGTTTATTTTGGATGGGCGGCTAACTATGCACAATATATGGAGCGTCGTTACGGTTTCGCTCGATTAGCTGCGCAAAACTGGAATCAGATCGTAAAGCGTGCAGCGCAAGCATTGGAGAAGAGGTTAACTAAATGACCACCAACACAGCAATACTAACAGCGCTTAATGACATTCTAGTCAATGCTGCTTTGTCTTATCCTATCGGTTGGCCTGGCATTAACTTTACACCTCCTACCGATGGTGAATGGCTGGAAGTGCGCTTTCTTCCTAATCGCGGTATTGATCAATGGATAGCGAATGATTCAGACGTATCACCACAAGGCATCTATCAGATCGAAGTGTTCTCAAGGCCGCAATCAGAGTTAAAACTTCAAGTTGCTATCGATGCTGTATCGGCTTTATACCCCAAAGGAACCAAGCTTGCGGATAATGTGCGAGTATCAAAACCACCCTATTCAAGCGTGCTAGACATTCAATCCGACCGCATGAGCGTATCTATTTCTATAGAGTATTCCGAATAGTCGCGTCTATGCTATTATTCGGTTTGTTGATCAACAAATTTTAACGAGGCACTAAAAATGGCATTAACTCAAGCAGGCGCTAAATTTTACATTGGCGTTGATGTTTCAAACAATCCAGTTCCACAAAACGCAGACTTAAATCAAGCAGGCTTTGAGGCGCTAACATGGTTAGAAGTTTCTCAGATTGGTAGCGTTGGCGAGACTGGTACTTCAACAAACGTGGTTTCCTATGACACGCTAGACACAGACGTTACTCAGAAAGGTAAGGGCATTTCTAATGCTGGTGACCCCGAGATTGAATGTGCGCGTGTTGGTGCTGATCTTGGTCAGATTGCAATGCGTACAGCCGCTCTAACAACGGATAGTTATGCGTTTAAGTATGAGCTTGATAATTCAGCGGGCGCAAACGGCACCACGTACTACAATCGCGGATTAATTACTGGCCCATCTCGTTCGAACGGTGGTAACGAAGATTTTGATCTTGAGACTTACACGCTTGGTTTGAATCAGCGTGAAGTTGTAGTTGAGGCTGCTTAATGGATTTGGCTAACATTGCGCCAATTGAGCGCAAGCTAAACCTAAAGAACCCAGCTAACGGGCAGGAAACAGGCATGGTATTAACCATCGCCTGTATTCACGATGATCGAGTGAAGGCAGCGAATCGCGCCATCAATGACGAGATTCTAAAGCTAGGCAAAGACATTACAGACGAACAACTCGCAAAGCTCGACGATAAGTTAGCGGCTAGTTGTATCTTTGATGTTGAGTTTACTGGTGACTCATGCTGGAAGAACGACAAACCTAAATTCTCAAAGTCGCTTGCCGTTGAGATTTGCTCTATCCCATCATTGAAAGAGCAGGTTTTAGCAGAGTTCAGGCGAACGCAGGATTTTTACAAGGTCTAAGCGATGAATTGTGCAACGGTCTAAGGATTCAAGCGCGATACGACACGCCCGACAAAGACGGGGAAACAAGGCGGCAGCGAAACGCACGTTTTAGCCGCTCATCCCCTGAACCGTTTAGACCAACCAGAGGGCGGCATCTTTGGGAGTGGTTCATTAGTGCCAGCGACTTTCGAGAGTTTGGCGAACACGGCCCTAAATGTATAACGCCTGACCAGTGGAAGTTTTGGGCTGAGATCAATTCTGTCGAAGTAAGGCCAGAAGAGTTCAAAGTGTTGGTTAGAATGGATAGGTCATATATCAATGCGCTCAATGTTGAATTGAGTGATCAGCGCAACAGATTAATCAAAAAGGGCTAATTAATGGCAACCGATGTAGCTGCGTTAGCTATCAAGTTTCAAACCACTGGCGCAAACCAAGTCATGCAGACACTAAAAGGTCTGCAAAATGGATCAATTAAGGCGCAGAAAGCCACAGAGGGGCTGGCGGGCGCTACGGTAAAAACTGGCAAACAATTTAAGATCAATAACCAGCTTGTACAACAGGCAGGTTTCCAAGTTGGCGACTTTGCAACACAGGTTGCTTCTGGTCAAAGCGCACTAGTCGCGTTTACTCAGCAGTTCTCACAGCTAGCCGGATTCTTAGGGCCAGCAGGCCCCGTGATTGGTGCTGTGGTGGCAATCGGTGGTGCTATTGCGGTTGGCCTGTCTAATGCGTTTAGTGAAGCAGAAGGCGAGGCAAAGAAGCTTGAATTTACGCTTGATGACTTGATCAGCAAGATTGATGAACTAACTGTTAAGCAAGCAACTTTTGCAATATCTCAGCTTGAAAAGCAGCGTGACGCGCTAACCGATGTCGGTGGTGGTGCTTTAATCACTAGCGCCCGCATTGAAACGCTAAAAATGAATCTGAGCAAGTTTCCTGGCAACAGCAAAGCGCAGGAATGGCGAGAAGAATTAGCGCGTTTGGAGTCTAACTCTGATAGCTACAGCCAGAAGGTAGCAGAGCTTAACAGTCAGATTGATCAATTAAACAGTCGAATTGATGATGCTACCAAAGGCATTGACACAAGCGCGGACGCTACTAAAGAAGCTAGAACAGAGATTGATCGACTCAATGAGGCGCTACAGTTTCAGGTTGATAACTATGGTGAATCTGAAAAAGCTATTGAGCTTGCACGTATCGCACAACTAGAAAAGAACGGTGCTGATGAAGCGGCTATTGCCAATGCTAGAGCATTAACCAATGAGCTTTACAAGAAGATTGATGCAACAAAGGCAGAAGAAGAAGCTCAAAGATCATCAGCAAGACGCGCAAGACAGAGATCACAACTTGTATCACAGCTCGATCCACTGCAAGCAGAGAAAGACCGATACGCTGAGCAGTTGCGTTTACTAGATCAATTCAATTTTGATAAAGAGCAACGCAGAGCGTTGGAGCTTGAAGCTGAAAGGCAGCACTCCATGAGGCTGGTTCAGATCAGTCAGGGTGCAAACAAACAGCAGATACAAGGGATGCAATTATTTACCGACACTCAAAGCCAACAACTAGGTGCGGTCGGTCAGATATTCGGCAATATGGCCGAGCTTGCAAAACAAGGCGGTAAAGAACAGTTTGACGCATGGAAGATTTTTGCGTCGGCTCAAGCAGCAGTTAACACCGCACTAGCAATAAGTAACGCTTTGACGGTTCAACCTGCACCACTAGGTATTGCCCTTGCGGGTACGATTGGTGCTCTAGGTATTGCACAACAAGCGGCTATTCAAGCGACTGAATACCAAGGCTCATATTTAGGTGGTGGCTATACGGGCTCAGGCTCAAGAACAGGCGGCATTGATGGTAAGGGCGGTTTTCCTGCTATCCTTCATCCCAACGAAACAGTTATAGACCACACCAAAGGGCAATCAATGGGTGGTGAGGTAACTGTGGTAATCAATAACGCTCCACAAGGTACGACAGTAAAAGAAACGCAAGACGCAGATGGAAACACGTTTGTTAATGTGTTCCTAGCAGATATGGCGAGAGGTGGGCCAATGAGCAGGTCAGTACAATCAACATTCGGTGTATCAAGGCAGGGTAGATAATGGCTAATATAGATTATCCAGTAGGTTTACCAAAGCCTGCTAGGTCAGGGTATGGGTTCCAGCATGTTAGCCCGTTTGCACGTACTGAAATGGCAACAGGCCGAGCAAGGCAGCGCAGAACATTCCAGAGCGTTCCTAGTTTGACTGAGTTGCAATTCACTATGACGCAATCCGAAGCGCAGTTATTCGAGGCGTGGTTTGCATACGATATTAATGATGGTGCTGATTGGTTTAATATTGACTTAACCACCCCGCTTGATAGATTAGCGTCTTATGAGTGTCGGTTTACCGAAATGTATAGCGGCCCTGTTTTGTTTGGTTTGAACCAGTGGCAGTTTACCGCACAAGTAGAATTAAGAGAGCGGGTAATTCTTGATAAAAACTGGTACGAAGATGGCGAACAATACATTCTTGATTCGAGTATTATTGACGTAGCAATCAATCAGTTGTGGCCTGAAGCATGAGTTTAATTAACGTAGTCTATGCAAGTGCTCCAAGTGATTATGTAATACTATCGACACTTGAGATACTTGTACCAAATTATGAGCCTATCCGTATTGTGTCGGCTTATGAAGATGTAACAGCAACATTGGAAACAACTGATACAGTTACTTTTAGTGCAGCGCCTTTTGAGTACCAGTTGCCAAGCAAAGACACAAGCGGTTCACAACGGCTAACCTTCTCAATATCTAACGTAGCTGGTGAGGCACAAAAAGCGGTTGACCATGCGTTAACCAATGTTCTCGATGTGCCGATTATTTACCGTGAATTTCTATCAACTGACCTAACCGCACCCGCTACCACACCGATTAAAATGAACATGCGTGGCGGTACATTCCAAGGGTTGACGGTTGAAATTGAGGCGGGTTATTACGATCTTCTTAATGCGGAATGGCCTAGAAAAAGATACATAGCCGAAGAGTTCCCCGGCTTGAGGTATATCTAAATGACACTTGAAGAATTGATGTTAATCCCATACGAGTCGAACGGTCGAAGCAAGCAAGGTGCAGACTGTTACGGCTTGGTTAGAATGGCGCGTGTTCACCTGTATAACAAGCCTTGGCTAGAGTCTTATGCTGATGTTGAAGGTAGTGACAAAAAAGCGCTTACAGATGCGCTACACAAAGAGGTAAAAAACCTCAGATTGTCGTCGGCTGTGCCTGGCGCAATCGCCACAGCATGGCGCGGTAATCTTTGCAC